ACCTTAGGCTGTTTTCTGTCTAGCACGAATTTGTGCTAGAATATCTTGAGCCTTGTCACTTGAAGTTGCCTTAGTAGGAACAACCACGGGGGCTACTGCTACCGAAGCATCATCTTCATCGGTCGCTACTGCTGGTACAGCAGTTGGTTCCGATTGTGTGACTACTCCTGCAGGAGCGTCAAGACCATATGGCCTGTAGTATGCGCCCCACTTATCATTGTCGTATGGGCGACCATCAACTGAAGCCTCGAACATTTCCTTGATAACACGCTGTTCTGCTTCGCTGGGCTTCTTGGGCAAGAAGTCCTTTAGATTGAACAACCCATGTGCTTCAATAGCCGCGTGTTCTGCTTCGGTAAGCGGGGTTTCCTTACGGGCCCAGCTGGATGTAGTATATACTGCAAATCCACCCTTGCCAGGTGTCTTGCGAATATTAAAATCAAGACCATGAATATAGTCAGTTGGCAGATTCTCAATTTCGGGATCCATTAACGATGACTTAATGATTTCCTGAATCTGTGAAGTGATTGCAAAGCGACGAATTGGATTCGCGGGGGTCTTGTCATTACCAAGTGGATTTTGACGAACCAATCCCTGATAGATGTAAGTGCGCTTCTTCCAATACTTGTTTGCCATTTCTTTCAAAGTCTCATCCTTATACCAAGGACGCACTTCTGCAAGAACCGGGCAATTCTCTCCGTACATTTCCATGCATGGAACTTGTACAGTGATCTGCTTCATTGCAGGATTACCTTTAACACCATTGAATGGTAGCTTGATAACCTGACGCTCTATCCAAAAGAATTCGTTCTTTGCGTCGGCATCTGGAAGAAAACGAATGGTTGCTGTAGCACCCTCGTCAATATTCCAGTGAGCGTAAATTGCGTTATCTGATTGGTTGTTAGACCCTCGATTCTGAGTCTTATTGTCTTGTGCCGTAATACGGGCACGGATTTCTGCTAGACTTGCCATTGTGATTTCTCCTTTAAAATGTGTCTATACTGAGCTTTAGTTTGAGCTTTATGTTTTGCTGTCGGAGACAACTAACACATCATTGATTATACACTAATCATATGATGTGTCAATATGTATTTATCCCTAATTAGGAATAATAGATTTTTTTATGTTGTTTTTGGTGATTTTAATGTGGCGTTTACGCCGCGAACACTGTGGCTTATCCCGCAATACTGTGTACACTGTGCCATAACTTCTCTTACTTTATCTGTACCGTACCAAAATAATCTTAAGTCACCTTTTTTATTTATCTTGAATCCTGGGAACTTGTGTGAAAAGCAGAGACGGGCAATACCATCCATATCAATCATAATATTTCTATTAAAACTATTACAAATTAATTTTTCAGTGCCTCTACCGCCCCAACCCAATAGAGCATCTTCATTTTTATGCACACTATCATGATACATCTCTACTGTGTCAATGTATTCTGGATCTAAGTTTAATTTATATTTTGCGTTGCAATCGTGTAATATCTTTTTTAAACCTGCATGGTCATGAATTACATTTTTATTATAAAACTTGTCCGGGCGCGGTTTCCCCTTCTTATCAATTAGTGTACCGAACATTGGTTGCAACCAATTTAATTTTAATTTGTCCGCACCCAAATTGTTTAATACAAAATCATAAAACTTGTCCAAATCTCTATAATTCTGCTCACACATAATAGACATGGCGTATATTGGAGTTGGTTTATTTAGTATCTTTCTTGCTTCTAGTAATAGTTTAATAGCGTTCACTGCCATATCAAATGATCCAATTACTCCTCTAGTTGAGTCATGTACTTTTGGAATATAACTGTTTAGAGATATTGTTATTTCCGTAGGACCTTCTGTGATTAATCTTTTAGCAACACTAAGATCAGTTACCATAGTGCCATTCATAACTGACAGACAACCTAATCCCAATGATCTGCATTGTCTAGTAATAGGCCAATACCGTTCTTGATTCATCATTGCTTCGCCGCCACAAATAACAATTGTACCTTTAGGATTTAACTCATAAAATTCGTTAATGATTTCATTTCTATGTTCTATAGTAATGTGAGATGGTAATACTACTTCATCTCTAGTCCAATACATGCAGGTTTTGCATTTAAGATTACATTGTAAGTTGGTATCCAAGAATAAGAATTTAGGCGGGTGGATCATTTTATTAGTACTAAAGGGTCTGGTCTAGTGCCAGTTGGTTCATCACCTGATAGTAACCAAGTCTTTTCGTGTTTAATTTGAATTTTAGGATCGCCCCAAATAGTATATCCCAAGTTACTTACTTTATGACAAAACCCAACATCTTCTGATAAGAAAGTATTTTCATATTCATGGTCGATCGGAGTGAACCACGGGCATTCCAATGATTCAAATACTCCTGCTTTAACAGCCATGAATCCCATACCAGTTGCACCCAATTTAATGCGATGACTTGCTAAGTCTAGTTGATCTCGCTCTATCCAATGTAAATGCTGATACTCATCTATTTCTTTTGCTGTAAATGATATAGCCTGTGCATAAGTTTTGTTGTCGTGTTGCATATAGAACCCAGTAACAATTTTGTGATCATTATTACTTATCAATCGTGCTAAATCTTCAGGTTTCCAAATACAGTCATTGTCTATCCAAATTATCCAATCATAAGTTATTATTCCATTGAATGGTTTGAATGTTTTAGGTGGGTTACCTTTACCACCTAATAGCCAATTTCTGCAACTATAGACTATGGGTGTGTAAGCATTTACGGTAGCATATTCTATATTATTTTGGTGTAGATACTTGATGGTATCATTCCAAGCGCATAGCCAATTTTTACTGAAGTAGTCTCCAGGTAAGCAAAATACTAATTTCATTAAATTATTTAATGCAGTATTAATTGCCCGATAGTTTTTTGATTCTTGCTAGCTCCGGATCAACGCTTTCTGCACCAAAAAATAAACCCTTATTACGCAAGTTCTTTTCATTCTTACCAACCGGTGTTGTTGGTCCTAATTGACCTACACGCTTTTGATTTGCGTCTAAGCCTTCTTCAATATCGTCGTCATCCATATGTTCGGCATCACCGTAATCATGAACACGCGGTTGAGCTTTTGTTATCTCACATTTTTCACATTGATTTACGCTTCCATCATAAGCGGTACTACCGCATTCTACTGGAATTTCTTTGTATCCATAACCCTTAGGCACAAATGCAGACATCTTTTTACCACAGCCATACCGCCATTTGCTCTCATCTAATTCATCATCAAGTTCTTTATCTTCTTGATCTTTCATTGCTTTACGAGCAAGATGTTTAGCAACATGCTTTATTACATTACCGTATTCGTCTTTATGTGTGGTGACTGCATGACCACCAATAAACGGTGGCTCTTCTTTATCAAGTAATTCTTTTTCTTTTTTTTCTTTTCTGTCTCGGTCAGCACGGTCGTACATTCTTTCAATATAATCATCTAGATTAGTTTCTGGATCCAAGTGATCATTCCAACCTTCATCTAATTCTTCATCATCTAGGCTATGATAAACAGCATCTACTTTGTCGGCTGCTGTGGCAACTAATTGTTGTTGCCATGGCTCTAAACTACCTTTATTCCCCATACCCTTAACTTTTTTATTTATTTTAGTAGACGCTTTAGCCATTTTGTTAAGATTGTCACTAGCCATACTATTTTCTTCATCGGTGTGACTTTCATCGGCTTCGCCTAATCCAGATGCTGCCATTTTTACAGCATTTAATATTTTGTTAAGTTCTTCGCCCTGTTTGTTATGATATACTTCCAACGAATACTTGACATTATCCATAGCCTTAGCAGCACCTAATTTTCCAGACTTACGTTTAACATAATCAATAAATGGTTCTAAATTTATACCATATATTTCTTCATGATCGTTGCTCTCTTCCGCCACAGCTTGTGGTGCCATATTAATGAAGTTTTCTTTAAAGGGAAGTTTTTTAGCAGCACTTGGGTCAAATACAGTAAGCATATCTTTAGCTAACCGAGTTCTAGTATTTAAGGGTATTCCTTTCTTGCTTAGAAAGTTCAACGCGCCAGATATAAAATAGTTTTCCCATTCTGGGTTAGTTTTACTCACATTGTCTTTTTCAAAATCCATGCTATGCAAGTATTCTTTATATAATTCCTTTGCTGGGGGTAAGGCGATAACTTCCTTTTCTTCTGGAATTGTCTTAAGATCGGTAGCTTCATCAATCAGTGTGTTAGCCCACTCTTCTAATTCTTTTACTTCGGTTACTTCTTTAATGTTCTTACTTAGTTTCTTAAGAATTGGCATTACGCTTTCAATTCTAGGATCTAGAGTTTCTTTTACAAATAATTCATTTAAATTCATTTCTTCACCTTCGGTCTCCATAAGTGTTGGAGTCCAGCTTTCAAAGTAAGCATTATAACCTTTATAGCCAATCATTCTGCTTAGTGTTTCTCGCAATGATTGGTAATGATTAAGACCTTCGTTAATTAGTTGTTGTGCTGATTCGTTAAATGTAGAGTTGCGTGTGGCGCGCACAAATCCTGCCATCTTTGTATATTCTTCTACTAATGATGTAATGTGCTTGCCCTTATCATCATACGGTGTACCACCTTCTGCTACATGACGAGCATATACTTTAGCAATTCCTGGACGCTTTGTTGGAATAGCAAATCTTTCGCCATTAGAATTTTCAACAAAGATTCTTTCAACATTACGAAAACGCTTTTCACCTTCCTCTATTTTACGGGTATGCTGAATGATAATTTTTACTTTAGGTACTGCATCATTATAGCTAGCTTTATTTCCTAACGAATGATAGCTTTCACCTATAGTTTCTTTCTTTTTTGTATACTCTCTTTGTGCCATATCGCTTCCTAAGTGATCTCTGTTTTTGAGTTCAAATCCTAACTGCTTTCTCATAGCCCATCTTTTCAATACATTTAATAAGCTAGGCCAGCTATCACTGAACTCTGTACCCGAAGTATTGTCATCTCCACTATCAGCTATATCGTCATCAAAGTATACAATTAAATTAGCAGCTTTATCAATCGTGACCCAAACCGGGCCATAATCTTCGGTTGTATTTGGCCCTTTCTTAAAGTCAAATTTAAAAATATCAGCATTTTGGGGTACAGGAGTATTTTGCCCTTTTGAGTCGATTGGGGTTGGATTGTACCCTCTTGTTTTTAAAAGATCGTACAGTCCGGTATTGAAGGATTCTTGATTGATTGCCATAGTAATATTTATTCCAATATGCTAACCAAAGACTGCAAAGAAGGGCAAAGGCATCTTAACTTCCGCATGGTCACGCATTTGCGACTCTAAATCTACGTGGTAATCACTTAACAGCTTAAAAATCCTAATAATTAGCAATGTAGCCATAATAAGATCGTCAGTATCCCCTATTTTGGCAGCATAACTTCCACCTGAGGCTACAAAGGTCTTTAACTCAGATATTAAGCTGCGACTATAAATTGTTAGTTTTTTACTTTCTAGCAGAGTTTTAAACTTAGCACAAGCTGCTAATTTACTCTTATTGGTTGTATTGAATCCCTTACGCTTTTTACCGGGTTCGCTAATAAATATTCCAGGAATATTAGCTTCTCCGTATTCGTTTAGTGAAATAATTGCTGCCTCACCTATAGAGTTATTTTCTAGTGAATAATATAGGTTATTAGGTTCATTCGTTCTTTCTACAATATATTTGTTTATTTCTGCTAACAGCTTAATCTGACTAGGAATATCAGTCTTGTTGTGTTTCCATTCCCCAATTTGTGTTGTAGTATCTGCTTCAAAGATTTCTATAGCAGCCGGATCTCCACCAGTACCCAAGCTTGGATCTAATCCAACTACGTAAATATTACCCTTAGTTGGTTGTTTATACCATCTGATTTGACCCATTCTATTAATAGGTTCTATACCTTCTAACATTATCAAAGTATTTGGATTGATCAGCGTTTCATCGGCGATGATAAATTGGCAATTTATTTCACGGTTGAACTTATCTTGTCCTAGCTGAGCCTTCATTTCTTCTGCCCATTTATCATCTCTTCCGGGCTGTTCTCTCCAATCTGCGCGATACGCTTTAAATCCGTTTATTCCAACTTCTGTTATATTACCAAACTCATCTTCTGTTTTGTTTGCCCCTTTCCAAATAAGAGCAAATTGATCTTCGTCCGAATTTGGGGTTGAAGTAATGATTGCTTTACCACCTGTACTCAGTGTAGGAGTAATTGAAGTCCAGAATTGTTCGGCGATAGTTGGTCGCACGAATGCGAACTCGTCCAAATAAAGTAGCGTAATAGACATACCACGACCCGTGTTTTCAGTAGTAGTTGCCGAAACAATACGACTACCGTTTTCAAAGTCTAAACTGCCCTTGTTATAGGTTGTCACCCCC